TAGCCACCATATCTGGTTCTAAAGAATAATTTCTAGATATATAATCATCTAAAAGATCATTTTGGTATTCAATATCTCTAACATCTTTAAGTAAAGCTTTGGCTACTTTATTTTCTGAAGACCCTTTTATTTTGTCAGTCTTAATAACCATTACATCAGAAAAAGAAGATTTTTTTCTTATCTGTAGCATTAAATTTTTAAGCTCTGCTTCTGTTGTATTACTGGTTCTAATTCTTAATCTAGGAAACCTAGGAATGTCTTTAATGCTAGGTAACACCCCATTATCAATATTAATGGTATAGAAGCCATAATCGTTATGGATATTAGTAAAGCTACTAGACAAGTCGCTAAGGTCCCAAGTAGTATAACCATGGGTTTCATAAGATTCTCCAAAATTTTGTTGAACTAAACTTCCTGGATAGTGGACAGTTTTATTTATATCTAAGTATTGATTTTTATGTATATCTCCTAAAAGAACAAGGTCGTAGCCAGCAAACATTTTTATGGAATAGTGGTCATTTCTAACCTTAAATCCTGCATCAGTCATAGATGAATCTACAGCTCCATGAAATAAAGCCACCTTTAATTTTTCATCTGCCATGTCAGAAGCCTTAATGTAATTTTCATACTCATCTGCAATGTCAAAAACAGAAAACTGAATATCTGCAATGTTATACACCTTGGTTTGATCTAGATAAAACAAGTTGGGATGCTCTAAGGAGTCATAAATAGGCTTTAGCGCATCCATTCGACTTTTATTATTTAAATTCATATCGTGATTACCACGAATAAAAATAGTAGGTCTTATATCCGCCAAAGAAATTAAAAATTCTCTTGTCAAATGAATTAGTTCAGGAGACATGTCTATTTTATTGTGTACTATATCCCCGGCTATATAAACTAAAGAATTTTTAGGTAATTTTTTTACATCTTTATATAACTGAGAAAATACAGATCTATATTCTTTATGTCTTTTATAATTTCTAATATGAATATCTGCAATGTGCAATATTTTTTCTACATTATTAAAACCAACATTAATATCAACCGTTTGCATATAGTTTATACCCCATCAATCTACTAAATGTTAAAGGCTCTGAAGCTTTTATCATTTCCAAAATTTTACTTTTACCTAATTCACTAGGATCAGAATCTGCCAATTCTATTAGGTGCACAATTATATTATTATTCATAAAATACTCCGCATGTTCTAATGCTTTAGCTCTTGCATCTGCATCCAATAATAAATTTATTCTTGGCATTTTACTTTGCAATATTTTATGTTTTAATTTATTCTGTATTAACTTTCCAAAAAGAGGAATAGCATTTTCACCAATAGCTAAAGCATCAAAAGGTCCTTCAACTATATTTACAGGTTCATTCCAATTTACTAGCAAATCATAACCTATTATATCTTTAGACACCTGAGGGTTTTTATGCTTAAAGTCCACATCATAAAAAGATCTTGCAGTAAAAAAGTTAAGTTCTCCATTTGCATCGTAGCTAGGAATTATAATCATACCACCATATTCTCCAGACTCACAATAGCCAATAGAATACCTAAGAATATCATACTTTTTAATTCCTCTAGACTTTAAGTATTTAACTGCATTTCTATAGTCAGGACTTTTCATATTACCACTTAATATTGGAATATATTCTAAAGGTAAACAAAGATTCTCATGTGTTTTTTTAAAAGCTCGAGTATCTATTTCACCAACTAATTTACCGAGGTCTTTTATTTTTTGATATGAAGCACCTATTGATTTTAGAATGTTTACAAGCTTGCGACCTTTTTTCCCACAGACCCAACATTGCCATTTTTGATTTATAGTGTTTACAGAAAGTTTAGGTTTTGGATGGTGACAGTATGGACAATGAAACCAAACATCTCCTTGGTTTTTATCTTGGCCCTTACCTAAAACGGATTCTAATAGTTTCTTTATTTGCACTTTTATCATAGGTTAAATATAAGAAAAATATGCGAGATATAAAATTATTTAGGGAGTTTTGTTTCTAAGATTAGCTTTTTTGATTTTTCAGTAAATTTTACAGAAACAAATTTTCTACTACCAACACAATCATTATAATAATCTTGGCGGATCATAACATCAGATTTGTGTTGGATATTTTCTTCCATGTAATTTACTTGGCCCTTTGTTTCACCCAAAAATAAAATTTGAAACTTAAACTTGTCAATTCCATATTCATTAATATCTGCTAATACTGATTTGGAACTACCAACGTAAGTTCTCCAGTCGGATTCTTTGCGAACAACTTTTCTGCGGGTTTTACCCTTAACTTTAATCCGTCGAGATGTTCCGAAGTATTTACGGCCTATATACTTTTTACTAGTAAGAATGTTAGTAATTAAATAAACAAAACCGAAAAATCCTTCAGGTACTTCCCTAAGATATTTTCCTTTATATTTCCAATGGCTCATTATGTGTCAAATCTTATAATAAATGATGTATCGTATTTTTCAGACTTTTTAATTGGTTGACCCAGTTTACCTACAGCCAATAAGTTATTGTCTTGGTCATATAGACCTACAGTGGTTATATATGGATTCCATGCTGATGATGTTACTATCGACTTTAGTTTTTTATTGGGTATGTCAGATAAAATAGACTGATTGGTACTGGCGTTGAATTCTTCCTTACCTATATTACACATGTATTCATGTTCTTCCATAACATAAGTATTTTTAAATTCTAAATTACAATGTGAAAAAGCATTTGACCAATTTCCAGATGCACTTGCATTTAAAACTATAACTCCATAATCATAAAATACATTTCCTACATTTGTTGAACCGGATATTAAATTACCATTGCTATCATCAGAAAGTATTAGAGATCCAGAAGTTATTTTTATTTCACCAGGTTTTAGTTTATCACTTTTCATAAGGTGGGGAATCGATATAACATTTATAGATGATTGTAAAGAAGTTTTTACAATTTTACTACCTGTTGGATTTTGAGAAAGTAATCCTGTAAAAGCCCCTGAAAAACAAGACTTGTAAAAATCACTACGAATAGAATCATATATATCACGTTTAGCATAACCATTAGTAGTAAGTGTATTATTTGCAGAATCCCACTCTAAAGAATTAGAAGCTCCTTGGTAAGCAAAAACATTTAAGTCGTCAAAGCTTCCCGTAGAATCTGATATTGCTATTTCATACTTTTTGTGTGCAGTATGTTTAGTAATATTTTTAGTGGCAATCTGTTTGAATGTATAGCCCATTCTTTAGCCTTTTAGTATTCTAATCTTACACGAACTAAAGCTTCCCTTTGGAATGATTTTAATAATGGCTTAGAAAGTTTTGCTACAGCTAGCAATTCATTATTCTCATCATAAAGACCTACTGTAGTTATATAACTTTTAGGATTGCCAACCATTGAAGCATGTCTAAAGGTTCCATCTGTAGATCCTTCTGCTACAAATGTTGGGTTTGCAGAATGATTAGCTGCATAGCTAGGAATTCTACAGAAATAAGTTCTGGAATGTAAATGCTCTGTATTTCTAGCTTTAAAATGTGCTCCACCTTTAATAGCATTGAATAAATGTAAAGGGTTTTGATTAATCATAGATGTTTGAGTTGTTCCTTCCGAACAATCATAGCAGTAATTTGTAGCATCCAAAGTGATTGTTGCAGAAGCATTTACTTTTACTTGATCTAATATCATTATACCATATTTAGGATAAAACTTACCATAAATATTAGTACCAGATTGGCCATTTGCAATAGATCCTGAAATTATATTATGAGGGCCATCACCTTGGTCGTTAGAGCCAGAACCAGTTAAAGTATCTATTAATTGAATTGTTGTTCCATTTGAACCAGAAATTTTTAATTCCCAGTTACCAGGATCCATTGATTCTTTTAAATTGTTTCTACCAATATTAATAACGTAAATAGAATCTTTAGCAGAACCACCAATATCAAATTTAAAATCGGTATCACTATCATTTTTATCTTCTAATAATGCAGCATACTGAGAATATATTGCTTTTGTTGGTGTATAACCATAAGATTGACCTTCTAGGTTAGAAGAACCAGAACCATGGTAATTACCATAAGCAACCGAAAATTGTGATGCCTGTGTTGAATCGGTTTGAGGATTTGCCCTGTAAACATCTAAGTAATATTCACCAGAAGAACCTGATTGGGCAGATGAAGTAAAAAATTCTCCAGTGGTTAGTAGCGGATCACCAGTATCCCACATTGCAGAATTAATTCTATCACCAACAGTATTTATAATTACATCACCACCGACTACTTTAGTAAGATCACCTACATCAGCATCGGATGCATATATATAATCAAAGTCTATAAATGTTGTATTCGTGGGTTTTACTAAATTAGCCATTTCTTTAAGTTTCCTTATTCTTTTTTTGTATGATTCTAAACCGGGAACATATCTATTTGCCATTATTATGTTGTTAATTTAGGTACACTAATTGCTACAGTTCCAGTGATACCAGTTTGGTTACCTACTATTGTAAGTGTTGTAGATTTAGCAACTGCTTCTGATGGGTTTCCATAAAATATAATAGAAGCAATACCATTAACTACATTAAACGTTCTTGAAGTCGTTCCAGGTTCATTTGGATTAACAACGCCGCCGAATTCAGCAACACTTTTGTCTGAAATTATAGCTGTATATGCTGTATCTCCAAAGTTTGCACCACCAGAAACAGACGTTGATGTTTTTGCTGTAATAGTCCCGGTAGAACCTAAGCCTGTTAGTGTAAATGTTGCATCCGCAGGAGTTAATTGTAAGAAAGGCAATTTTTGAATATTTTTACTAAGAGTCATAAGCTTATACCTCATAACTTTAGATTCATCAGGAATAGCTTCTACCATAGGTAAATTTTCAATAGCTTGGCCATAAAATAAGGTTCCTCTAGAATGGCTTTCATCCCAAAGTGCATAATCAACTTCATCATCAGCTAAGGCAAATTTTGTAATTGTAAAATCTCCAGATGCCAATTTTTCTCTACCTCTTTTAGTAAGAATAGCATCTACAGTAATTGATGATTTATCTAAATATCCCATTGTAAACTCCTTTGTTAATTTCGGCCTTTCAGCCTATCTGTATATAAATATCCAGAATTTATATTTTTTACCTTAATGTAATGTCACCTCTACTATTAATAGTACGTTCAGTTACTTCTAATTCTATTGCATTAGTTTCAACAACTTCTATTGCACACTTAATATTATCCGTAGTTGTATTGTCAAATAAACCCGTTCCGGTTACAGTAGGGTCATTAACTAAATTTATTATACCACCAATTGATCCATTGATAGAGCCATATTTAGTTCCACCATATCTTTGATTTTTTATTGCTGTAGGAACGAAGTCTTGGACAGCTACAGAACCAGAATTGCTCCCTGAAGTCTTCTGCGTGTATTTTTTACTTACTACAGAACTATCATAAGTTGGTACGTCCTGAGAAGCCATTCCACCAATTGTTCGGTCACCACCAGCAGATTCATCAAAGCTATTTACTAAGTTGCTATTTGCTTTTTGGGATAAGTCCCTATCATATACTAAGTATGTTTTATTATTCGCATGAATAGATCCATCGTAAGTTTGATTAGAAACAAACCCCAGATCCATAGTTTCTTTGCTAAATTTATAATCAACTTTATTAGCTACTAAATCACTCATTCCAAATGTACGATTTTCAAATGATTCTGAAACCCTTACTATTGTTGGTCTTTCTAATAGATTTGGCTTAATCATTAAACCAGTTTGATCTTTTGCTCGGCCAGGTACTAAAGATTCAGCCTGTTTAAATATTGAATGATCAAAATACTTTAGAACTTTAAGATAAGCTCCAAATGTAGGTGAAGTATTATACTTAGACCAATAGTGATTTCTAATATGATTTAATTCTTTATATTTGGTTCGATATGCATCCCTAGGGTTTCCGACAAAGTCATCGAACTTAGCTCCACCTATTTGATGGGAAATATCTATATCTATATCATCTACAGGAGAATAATAGATTCCTAACATAGGTGAATCTACAGATGCTAATTCTATAGAACTACTAACTATGGACTGATTCCTTTTTAATTCACCAGTAATACTCCCAGACTCAATTCTAATTTTATCTGATATTGCTCTAGATCCTATGATTTCAGGGACTACAGTAAAATAAGACTCTTCTTCATATTGCCAGTCAGCAGAAGTACCAGTAAAGTTATAAGCAGATCCCGAATTAACATCATAAGCCAAATACCCACTTGAACTTTTAAATATATCTAGTTTATTTTGGTTCGGATGTGCAGATAAAATTTTAGTTCCATTAGTAAGAGTATAAGCTTTATTGTCAGATCCTAATGGAAGCCTATAAACTAAATCTGTATATGATGCAGTATATGTATTTCCTTCTATAGATAATGGAGAAAGGACGTGATTAGTAAAAGCAGCATCTGTAAGTCTTGCATCATTATTAAATGCCCAATAACGAATTTCCTGAATGCTACCAGTAAATCCTTGTAATCTATTTGAAGCATTACTTTCATAAGTACCTGCTACGAATTGACCTTCTTGTGTACCATCACCATATCCAACAATAACGGGCTTAGCAGTACCTCTCCAAAAATGTTGATTATTTATTGAATTTGTAGAATGGTATTTATGAGTAACAATTCCTTTGGCATGGTCTGGAGCTTTCCATAAATCCAATTTAAATGTTTGGTCGTATGTAGAAGAATAATTGGAATCATTAATACCAAATTGTATATTCCACCAATCATTATCAAAAATAGGAGCCCAATCTGTAGCAGAGCCAGAAAAGTCAGTAGATACTGTTCCATCATGTCGAATATACGACCAGACTCTACCATAATTATAATATCCAGAATTAGTATTACTAGCAGATGGATGTTTCTCTAATTCTATTTGCCAGTTTGTAGCATTATTACCTGCATGTTGATGCATTATAATTGAATTCTGAGGAGTATTACAATTTAACCGGAATTCAATTACGCTTGGGGGTATTGCATTTGAAGGCAACTGGGTAATAACAGAATTTGATAATTGACCCCATGGTAATTTTAAATAAGGTTCTCCTGAACCAAATACTAAAGACTGATTAAATTGTTCATACTTTATATATTGGTTAGTAGACATATCTTTAGGCGCACCACCATATTCTCTTACTCTAAGAACTGTTGGTGGTAAGCCATAAATATTAGTCAATGCTCTTATGGATCTTTCAGTACCTTTGGTTTTTAAAATGTATGGTAAGTTATTTAAAGTTCTTAACCAAATCTCTTTTGTTATGTCCGAGGTTGGCATAGAAGACGATACAACAAATGTTTGGGTACTACCAGATTCTGTAGTTTGATAAGCTCCAGTTTCATCGGAGCCTAAATTATATGACCACAAATCTTCGAAGTTGTAGCCATTAATACCATTCCAACCTAAAGACTTTAATGTATCCCATATAATATCTTTAGAAATACCAATATCTAAGTCATTGGTTCTATCATGTATTTTTGTTAAGTGATCTACATAATTATATAATTGATCATAATGCTGTCCACACATATTAACAAACATTAAGTAGTTTGCATTTTGAGGATCTAGTCTTACATGGTCAGGAACTGTTTTTTCTAAATTATAATCATTGTCTATATCATAATCTAAAGCCGCTGCAGATTGTGTAGCTAGCCAAGATGTTACTGCTGAAGAGTTAACTGAAGCTAATACATATGGCTTGTTTGACGTTGTTTTTGGCCATGTGGATGCATTGAATATACCATAAGAACTAGATTCGTAAGAACTAGACTCGTAGTATAAATAATTTTCGTAACCATCAAATGACCCTATTATTTTATTTTTTTTATTAATATAATTTGTTTTATTTGCAGATATAGTAGAAGACGTTGCTGAAGATAAAGCTGTTAGTTTAGTATCATAATACTCTATTAGCTGGATCTTATATTTAAAATTTTCCAGTCTTTCATTTGCAGAACTAAAGTGTACAAAGTTAGAATATTTTCGATAATCTATACCAAGGTTTGCAGAATGAGCTGTAGAAGAACTAAAAACACTATTTAAAAGTCTATTTTTTGTTTCAGTATTAGAACCTAATAAAGAACTCCACGATTCAAATTTAGTAGAAGTAGGAGCTGATGTAGATCCGGCTGGAACTGAAAAGTCCGGCAGCTTCATTTTGTAATTTGTATTAGGAATAGGCTGAGCTTGTATTTTTACTTTGACTTGTCTTGCAGGAGTTACTTGTTGTTCCAATATACAAAGGTCACCATTACCAATGGATTTTACTAATGGTCTTGAAAGTTTTAAAACTAAAGTACCTTCACTAGGTTTTCCTATTAGTGTTGTAGGAGATCTTGGAACGTCATCTACTCTCTGATTTATTACATTGTAAACATCACCATTTTCAAAAACAAATACTTTATTTTTAAGGCCAATATTATTTTGAATTAAAACTCGGGCTCTAACCCAGTACTTATTTATAGTATTTTGAGCTTGTAAAGAGTTTCCCTCTATTAGTAATGGGTCATGAACACCTAAAACTATTTCATCTCTTTTTGGAGATATCTCTTTAACATAAAATGATACTGGAAAAGATCTACCCACCTGATTAGACCTATCCAGTCTTCTATGCAAATGAATTTTAACATCATAATTGTTTGGTGGTAAGTTTTCATTTGCCAATAAATTATTTACATCTAAATCTATTAATGGTACATTGTCAATGACCGAAGCATTAACAATAGATGTTGTATTAGGATCTAAAAGCTCTGATGTAGATATAATGTTCCCACCAATAAATAGCTCATATCTAGCAACCCACTCTTTATCATTAGCAGGAGAATCTATAGCTAATAAAGCTATAGAGTCATCTAAGTACTTAGCTACTTTGTTAACTTTAGAATTTTTAAATGATGGTATTATTTTCATATTAGCCTTTAAAAGGATATGTTTTAAATTCAGTATTTATTATTTCACCAAATGGAATTTCTTTATATACTATAGCTCTGGCATCTATTGATATAATATTCTCATCATTAGACATGTCCAAAATAGGCTCCGAAACATCATTGAATTTTGCTTCAGCTGTATTAAAATTAAACGTTATTTCAGATTGGACCCTGTCTCCAGAATTTGCCTCCTCGAAAGTTTGCATAGAAGGAGTTGGTATTGATTGGCCAGAAGTAGTTACCGAAACCGTGGATGCTTGAGGAGTCGTTTGTGTCATAGGTGCTTCATTAGCCATTTGAGAATTTTGATTACCCGTTGCTGCTGCCATTATTCTACCACCTTAAAAATATGATCTATATCATGATACTTTGTTGTACCATCAGAATTATCTATCCTAACATTAAACTTGTAAAGTCTATCAGGATACAATCCACTAAGTTTTAAATTAGCATAGTTTCCTAAGCCATCACAACTGATTTTAGTATATGTTGTATCGAAAGGAATAACCACTTCGCCAGTTTTATAATCTACTAAAGAATAATAACTAGAACTAGGAAAATACTTAGTTACTAAATTAGATGTTGAAGATCCATATGTCTTGGCTGGATATTTTTCTCTGGCTTCAAATCTAAATTTTACTGTCGAATTAATTTTTAATGATTGATAATTATTTTTAAGATAAACAAAACAATCCTTGGTTGTATCTAAAGCTAAAAGACTTCCAGTAACCCATGAATGGTCATTATAACAAATATCTAATTTAGGTCTATAAACAGTAGAAGTATCATTAGAAAAGAATTTTAAATAGCCATATCTTTTACCATCATTTTCTTCACTTGCAGGTCTTCTTATAAGAATTCCAGGATTTGCAGATATGTTCCAAGTAGAATTAATTAAACCGGTTAAATCAGCTCGAATATCATTTTTACTTTCAGATAATATTATACTAATAGCGGAATTATTTTCGGGCCCAGCTCCATCAGCACCAGTCCATTGACTAGTTCCAGTTCTATATTTCCAGCTAGCACCATCTTTGGTTTCAGGATTATGAGTTGATTTCCCTATACCAGCTACCCAATCAGTATTTTCAGGATACCCATACTGTATCCTAGATGGCTCTGGAGTATTCTTATCTGCTACATACAAGTTCAAATAAAATTTATCGGGATTTACACCTTCAGTATTTAATGATTGGGAAAGATTGTACAAATCAAAATCCATTAGGATTCTTGTATTATATAATCCAGCTATTGTAGAGCTAGACACAATTTTTTCCAGCTCTAATATTTCATCTAAACCGGTATTTTTATTTGGATACCTTTCGTAACAAGTTGTATCCGCTTTTGGAAAAATAGAATATATCATAATTAGTACCCAACCACTTTACCGCGAATATCAGCATCAGGATATTTAACTTCAAAAATGCAAGGATCTTGAGAAGGATAGATTACATTATTAGAAGTAGCTGTTGTTATATCATATTCATTACCTGAATAACCTGAAGCTGTACTTACGTTATTTTTAATCTTAATATCTACCAATGCTTGAACACCTTCTACAACACTAAGTTTTGCTGCTAAGTCATTTAAAAGAATTGGTTGATTGAATTGCCACTGTTCTATATCAAAGTACTTTTTAACTCGATCGATTGCTCTAACTAAAACCTCTTTACCATTAAAACTAGGTAAAACAATTATTTCAAAATCAATACCTATATTAACTACAAAACCATTTCTTATATTGATAGCATCAGTTAGGATTCTATACTGACTTAAATATGTTTGTAAATTTCTTTTTGTAGTATCGTTAGCTATAGTTAAATTACTATTTAGATCATAGCTTAAAACATATAAGTTCAAAGCTAAAGGATTACTGTCGATTTCGTTATTTGTAATTTCATCTCTAGTTATATATGCTTTAGATATAGAACCAAATTTTGCTGGCATAGCATAAACTCTAGAAATATAATCTTCTTTTGTTACTGCTCTATTTTGAGAAGCATAAGAAGCCAAAGCATTCTGTCGTATTTCCTCGTTGGATTCCGAAGATCTTCCTCCAGTAGCTGGCTGTTCATTTGTTACAGCTAAAGAATCTTTTACGGTCTGTAATGTGGAAGAGCTTAAGCCATCCTCATCTATATTAAATAAATTACTAGCAATTTTAGTTAAATCTCCAGATACAACATTAGATGCCAAACCTCCACCTGCTAAATAGGTTACAGTAAGATTTGAACTAGGAGCTTTACCATAAGCTTTAGTAAACATCATATTTGCAGGATCAAAAGAAACGTCAAGTTTAGCGGTTTCACCTATTTGTAAAACATTGCCTATTGTAGATGGATTAGGTATTATTAGTTCATCAGGACTAGTAGAAATACCTGCACCAAACAAAAGCTCAGTGTAATTATCTTTATCTATTTTTGTAGTAAACCTTCTTCCAGTTCTTCTGAGATTTAGAAGATATGGAGTTTCGCTTTGATTACCTGATGTTGTTGGATCTACTGTAGAATTATTTTGGATTTCTTCGAATATTGTATCTTGCGCTAGATATGGTACATTATACCATCTATTAGAATCAGCATCTACCACCGATTGTATTTGAATAACATTTGTAGCTGCTAGTTTTATTTTATTGAATTTTTTTGTTTCTGTTATTGTAAAAGTTTCAGATTGAGTTCCACCAGAAACAGCTTTAACTTTTGTTTTTATTAGGTATGCATTAGGTTCACCAGTAGTATCATCTAGACTATAAACAGTAACATTTGTATCAGCAGAACTTGTATTTGAAAAGTTTACTTCCTCTACTGTAGTAAATTTTACTTCAGAATTAGATTCTGCATTAACTTCCATTCCAGTAGGTATTTTTAAAGCGTAAGCCATATCAGGAATAGAATTTCCCGATCCATCCTCTTTTGCAGGTAACCATTGGTATACACTAAGATCTGTATATGCTGGTACAGATGCTTTGGCTTTATAGCCCAATGAGTTTGCGATATCCAAAATATTGGTTCTTTCTTGTGCTTGGGAAAGTAAACTTTCTCTTAATTGGTAATCTGTGTAGTATGATAAAACGTCACCAATATAAGAAGACATTTCTATAAACATCATACCAGGAGATGATTCGTTAAAATCATTATAAGTATCCGGAAAGTAGTTCTTAGCAAACTCCACTAAGTTATCTCGGAATCCCGAAAAATCTTTATTTAAATATTTTATATCTTTTTCAGCCATTTTATTTCCTAAGCAAATACAGTTATACTTTGAAGATCGAAATCATTTTCAAAAATAACATAATCTATTTTTATTCTAAGTTCATTACTGTCTATACGATCAGTATTAATTTGTATATCTTTAATCGTAACATATGGTAACCATAAATTTACCTGAGTCTCTATCTTAGATCCAAGTTTTTTTAATAAATCTTTAGTTACATTTTCAAATAATAAACCTTGGGCACCAACACCAAAATTCGGATGATAATATCTTTCGCCAGGATTAGTAAGAACTAGATTTTTAATATTAGCTTTGACCTGTTCTTTTGTTGTGTATGTAGAATTAAAAACTCCACCAGACATTTTCGATGTCCCAACATTTGCGTCACCACCTTCTAAACTTCCTGTTGCAGGAGGGTTATTTTGACCAGCTGTTGGATGAACCAAAGGAAGACCTAAACCAATAGCTACATCAGTTTCAAAATCTAAAGGATTAAATCTATTTTCAGTTCTTTGTTGGGCCATTTTTATTTCTTCTTCATTGCTTTAACTAATTCACTATAATCTCTTGTAAATGCTTTTTGTAAACTTTGGTCTTTTTGTACTGCTGGCTCATTTAGTAAATTAGATTGCCCTGCAGATATACTATTACCCATTCCACCCTGCATAGATGTAAATTTAGATCTAGCATCTATAGAATTAAACTCACCCATAGATTTCCACTCGTCTTGTTTTTCAGTCTGATTTAAAACTTCTTGCAAAGACATTCGGTCGTTTGAATTTTTTTTAGGTTGTTGAATTTCATTAATAGCATTTTTAACTGCTTTATCAACTTCGCTCTTAACAACTTTTCTTATAACTTCTACTAATTGTTTTTTAGTCATTTATTTATCTCCTATACATCATGTATAAATATACAATATTATGAAATACTTGTTGATGTTGATATAACAGGTCCTCCACTATTTGCACCAGTTGATGCTACAGTAGCAGATCTTATATATGAATCTATAGCATTAGAAAGCTTAGAAGCCAATCTTTCGGCTGCCTCTTTTTGCTTTTGGGTTGCATCATCACCATTTTCAGATAGTAATGCATTTTTTATTTTACTTTTTAATACTGATTTTACTAAAGGCATAAAAATTCTCCTATTGTTTTAATTGTTTTAATTTTTGTAATGCAGATGCTAAAGCCCCCGCCGAAGGAGTTGGCCCTGTAGGTCCTCCACCTGTTGGTGCTGGTTTGCTACCAGACATAAAATCATTCAGCTCGGTAATAACTATTTCCAACACATCCATTAGTTCATTAAAATCGGTTTTCCAATTCGGGGTAGATATATATACACCAGTTTTACCAGTAATAATAACACCATCGCTTTTTGAATTTAAAACTATCCTATCAGAATTTAAAACTAGCTGGCCTGCACTAAATTGATTTATTGATTGTAAAGATTGATGTACAGGGTTTCCAACTTCAAGATCTATAGATTGCGCAGAGGATAAAACTATAGTAGAAGCATCATCGTTTATAGATTCCAAATAAGAATCTGGATAAGTGCTGGCATGTCCATTAGAAATTACAATCAAAGGATCACCATCGTTACCATCTTTATTCCAAAACGAAGGTTGGCTAGAACCATTTGAAGTATTTGTAAACCTAATACCATGACCCCATCTACCTTGAATTAGCTTATCACCCTCAAAAGCTATTAGGTTAGATTTAGCAAGTTCAGGAATATAATCACCTAAAGAATCTGTAGTGCCTGACTCTTGGTTTCCCGTATAAGATACTAGGTCACTTTGCTTAATAGGTTTAGAAAATCCCTTTATAGCATTATTAGTTACATTACCCATCATAGATACTACAGATAAATAATAATACTCTATGGATTTTTTAGCTCTAACAATATTTCTATTTGGTGCTTGGACCAACATAACTACTTCACCGATTATTGGGATATAGGTGTCATTAATATTTAAAGGAGCATACCAAGTTAAGTCTTCTACAGGTTTACCCCTTTCTGTGTCTAAAAGCCTGGCCTTAATACTACCAATATTTACATTGCCAGGGGGATTAAAAGCATCATCGGATGCATCCAATAAAACTTGAGCAACTTCAGCATAAGTAATATTAGGAACGCCAACGGGATTGGCTCCAGAAGGTGTAGATCTATTTGGTGAAAAAACCTTAGCCATTTTTTTCTCTGTCTTCTAACTCTTGGGCAACTTCAATAAGTTGCTTCTTTTCTTCTTCGGTTAGTATAGCACCCTTGCCTTCTGCTTGTGCAGTTCTAGCCATAGCTCTTTGAACTATTGAAGCCATTTTAACTAAAGCATCGTCATTTTTTACAGACACATCTAGATATTCAGCTATCAAAGGAACTATGACTGTTGCATCACCAATATTTTTAATCATTGGTTGCAGGTCCCGTATTAAACCATTAATTTGATTTTCTTTCTTTTTTGAATTTGTGTATATATCGGATAGCAGGTCTGAAAAAGACTTACCCTTAAATACTTCGTGATCGCCATTCATAATAAAACTCCTCATGTATAAATATATAAGCACAAAAAAAATGCCCCAGCATAAAGCCAGGGCACTTAAAAACTAATTATATAAATCAATTATTTTTTACCGGTGAAAAATGATACTAGTAAAACTAATACCACAATACCTACAAATCCGCCTTCACCAACACGAGTGATTAGATTTGAAAGATTAGCTACGACATCGATTCCGAATACCGAGCCACCAGTCAATACATACCAAAGGATTGATACTGGGATAATTGCCATAAAGATGGTTAACAATCCACTAAAAAATCCTGTTACATACTTAATTACTGATTCCATTTGATTTTCCTCAAATTCATTTTAATTTTGGGCAATATTGCCTACTAGAGATTATTGTATTTTACCTTCATCAAATAAAGTAAAAAGTCTAAAATATTCAGACTTAATCTCATTTACAACCTTCGTGATATACTGAGTCTTTGTCCCAGTCATTTCTCGAATCATAATATAAAGCGCTTTCTTATTATAATTCTCGATGTTTTCACGACTTTTAAAGAGCTCTAAAACTGCATAAGCAATTCTTCGATCTCTATCACTTCTATATAGATCTTCTATTTTTTCATCATAATAATCTACAAATCTATCCATAAATGAATTTACTGTTTGTAGATTACTTGCTCTAACTATTTCATTAGTAACATTTCTTTCAGTATCAATGGCTAAAGTATCTGCTTTAGAAATTAATCTTTTATAACTTTTATTATTATTTTGTATTAGATAATTTTTAGCTACAATAGAAAAATATGAAAACGCTCTTCCTTTATCCTGTGTGTATTTATTTAACTTTTCCAAAAGAAATGTTATTACTTCATATTTAACATCTTCTGGAGTACCATCTATATAATAAAACTTAAATCTATGAATAAGATTTTCAGCCATTTTGTATAGAGGATAATGTATATGTTCTTTGTAGACTCTATTTTTTAATCTTTCACTTTCTTCATTATTATAAGCAATTATAGCTTCTTCTGTTACTGGAGTAAAATACATTTTATTTTTTCGAGGTCTACCTCGTTTTCCAGGTCTATTATATTCAGCTTCAAAATCACTTTGAAGTTTATCCAAATTTTCATAAAAGGTTTCTACTGGGCTAAGCTTCATTATCACTTCCATATTTATCTCCTAATATATAAATAACTTCTTTGAGACTTTGAAAAATAGTTCCAACCTCATCATCTGCTTGGAAACCACCTTTCGAATCTATAACCTTCATTTCTGAATATGCTTTATCTACCTCAGAATATACATTTTGAATATCTTTACCAGACTCTTCTAATTGTTCAGTTATTTTTTCAACCTTTCTTAATAAGTTAAATATAACATAGAATGGTAATAAGTATCCTAAAGCTAGATAAATCATATTATTCTCCAAATAGATCTTTAAATAAATCTGTTGCTTTTTCGTTTGCTTTAGAAACAGTTTTTTTTGTATTAGAAATAGTTTTTGGTTTAATAGATGGCTTGGTATTTTTAGCTGCATCATGTTCTATTCTAGAAGCCATGTGGTCCGCATGATGTAATAGTATTGGTAAATGATTGCGCAATTCTTTTTGAGGATTATACGTCTTAAAGTAAGCCTCACTTGCTACATCATATAAACCATCAGCACATCTGATTGCAATAGCTTCATTAGCAGTATACCGAACTCCAAACTCTTGAAGTAAAAATAGTGCGCGATCAGGAACACTCATGTGTTGTAGATTTTCACAGAAGTCATAAATCTTACCTTGATTTTTTCTATGCCACTCGCTTGGGTTTGGAACGTAATATGGATTTTCACGATCACCTACTTTACCTAAGTCATGGTGAAGTGCAGCAAAGATTAATTCCTCTTGAGTATAAGCTTCGTCTTGAGCACCCATTGAATTCCAAGCAGCATCTAATTTTTTTGCACATTCGACTACGCGAATAACATGGTCGACATATCCACCTTCAAAACAATTATGATAATGTTCCAATCCTGATGCCGGAGCTACTATCATGCGGTCTTGGAAAAACTCATACATAGCTAAAAGAGTTTTTTGTCTTTTTCCAGTAAAACTAGACTCGACTATATCTAATAGTTTTTGCCAATTGTCTGTGATTTGCTTATCTGTTAACTTCATATTATCCTATTGAATCTATTATACCTAGCTCTAAAGCTTTGTCAGCATTTATATATAAATCATTTCTTAAATTTTCTTTCCACCAAGATTCTGGCTTTTTTGTTTTGTCAGCAAGAATAGAATATAATTCACTATCAAGATTGTCATGATGTTCTATATTAATTCTAATTTCTCTTGCAGTACCTGAAGCTCCACCGGAACTATTATGTAACATCAGACTAGTTCTTTTCGAAGCAATCCTATCACCAGTACCACATGCCAATATGATTGCTGCTGCAGACATACATCTACCTCTGGCTATTGTATTAACCGGGACCTCTAAGTTTTCCATAAAATCTATAATACCTAAAGTAGAATAAACATCGCCACCAAAGGAATCTATAACAACACTTATTGGGTCTTTAGCATTTTCTTCAGGTCTATTTTTTAATATGGTTCGAGTCTTTGCCATAAAGTCTAATAAAGAAAATTCATCTACACTACCTATAAAATAAAGCAAAGAGTCTTTTATAGATAAGCCAGAATCCATTTCTTGCATATCAGGACCAGGAGGTTCTTGACCGCCCAATACAAAGCTTACTTGAGGTTCTTCTTCTTCGGTTTTTGGAGTTTCCAAATCCGGTTCGTCATAAAGATTTTCTTCTTTTTTCATACTAGCCAAATAATAATTTTAGTTGTGAAGGGTCACTAGACTCTCCAACATAGTTAAATTCTTTTTTTATTGTTTCGGTACTATACCCTAATGCTTGAGCCATTCGAATACAATTTAATTTAAAATCTTTCAAGGACAAATCAGGAGAAACTTCAAATACAATTTTTTGAGGTTCCATAGACTTGTCAGATCTTTCATAAATAATTTTATCCATAGTGATTTCCTTTAGTCTAATCTAATAGATCTAAATATAAGAAAAATATTTTGAATAAAAAAATTATTCAGCCATAAATTCAGGGATGGAAAAATTCTTAGGAAATTTACCTTGAGCAATTTTTTGAAGTTTTTTTAATTGTGCTTCAATAGGTTTTTTATCCTTTTTGAATCTAGTCTTAGGTAGCTTTCTCTTTAGCTTTGCAATTCTTTGGATAGCTTCCTGGATTACTTTTTGCTTGTCACGCTTTCTAATTCTTTTTTTAGGTTCTATGTTTGTAGGCTTTAGAGTACCTTTTAGTTTAGGTTGTTCTACTCCTCGGTGATAAACAGTTCCGTCTTTATCTACAAAAACTGCTTTCCAATGCCAACCAGCAGGACGACCAGTAACTATTTTTTGTTTACCTATACTTGGTGCTTCAACCATAGAATTAACACACTGACTACATGTAGCAGCGGTGGCTCTATTTCCAACTTGAGATTCTTGACCACATAGTTTACAATCCATATATCTATAAGTTAGATCTGGATCTTGATTCCATTTGCTTCCTCTTCTATAAACTACACGATGTTCACATTTTTTATCAAATGCTTTTTGATCTTTAACTACAACGGCTACATATTTTTTTGCGCCTTTGATTTTGGTAACTTTATTTGTTTTCTTCGCCATAAAATTGATTTTTTAATTTTTCTTCGAACTCAGCAGAAAATTCTGGATTTCTGTGTATTAATTGCAATAGAGTTTCCAATACAATAGGATTATTTCTATATTCAACAATTTTTTCTATTTGGGGTTCTTTGGGTTTAGATTCAACTATTTGTTCTAATTTTTTATTTCTAGCATTAAAGTATTCAACAGGAGCTACTTTAGGTTTAAGTTTTAAAAAAGCCATATTAGCTACAACAACCAAAACAATAGCTAAAGGATCAAATACAAAAATAATTAGTAACATAAACCAATTTATTATCGACTCCATTGGTTTATTCATTAAAGAAGCCATGTATTTTAAAGGCCCTAATTCTCTGGCTGCTTGATTACTATACTGCATATTTAAAATCTTAGAATCATATAATGAAATAGAGTCGGTTAAATTAGAAACATTTAATTCAGATTTTAATAGCTGGGTCTCTAACAACTTTCTTTGTTTATATGATGTTGTAGTTACTAGCTGTCCAGTTTCTTTATCCACATATTGGATTTTAGTTGGATTAGAAAGGGATGTTGTAAGACTATTTACTTTGGTTGTTTCATTAGTCAATCTACTCGAATATCTATTTTGTTTAGTTTTAAGAATATCTAGATTCTTAGAGACTAATTCCGATTCTGCAGCAGTCTGTTGGTAAGCTCCGGATAGGAATCCATATATACCACCAGAAGTAATTGTAATCAAAACTAAAATAGCTACTATTAGATAGGTTCTTATATATCTATTAAGATCATTCCAATATTGATATAGAGCAGATGCTATTACTAGTTTAGATACTTCTAGAGAACTTGCCATTATAATAACAGCTAAAGATGCTCCGGCAAATAGTTGGCTAAGGCCATAAACTGAATAAGCTGCTGCTGAGGCTGATACCGCCAATGCAGATAAAGCTATCATATATGGGAATAATTTTAATTTCATATAAATAAGTATAAGCTTATAATTGGTTTTCTATTATAAATACATAAGTGTGAAAAATTATACCTTTATATTTTTTCTTATAATGGTCACAGCAAATATTACCAGCCTTAACAAAGATTTCTTTTAAGTCATCTAAAACTTTTAAGTCTTCAGAAGTTATTGCTAACTTATCACCAACGAGGGTTACAGTTATACCAAAATCATCTTCAGGTTCAAAAATAAAATCGAAATTAATATTTGGTCTTGTTTCAGAACTTTTGCTCTGGGCGGATTGCTCAGACCATTCAATATAAGCATCATACTCATCATCAGTCATAGAAGTAGTAGATGAAGTCCAATCTGAATTTGCTGAATCTATTATACTTGGCTTTTCATGACCTAAAACTACATCATCTACTACACAATTTAAAAAATCATTATACCAACCTTGGTCTACACCATCTACAAAAATAGATTTAAGATCATCATCAGTAAAAGCCCATAAAGACTCGTATTGTTTTACGTCTTCCATTTTCCAAATAATATTATAGCCTGATTTATCCATTTAAAAATTTCCTACCACCAACCGAGGTTTTTACGACATGACCTCTTTTAAACCGTTTGGGTCAGGGTGCCTAAGCAGCCATTGCCATGTAAACTGATTCGCCAGTTAACGTGATCTTCCTTAAATCCTTATCTCTTTGTCAAAGCCAGTCATCCCCATATTGTTAGTTGTCACTTGGTGGAGATGGCGGGAATCGAACCCGCGTCCAATAGAGTAGCTAATAAAAGTACTTCGATCCATAATAAATATCAAGACATTAGAGCAGATAACCGCTTATGCTTGTTATATATTTTATTTGCTAATTTAAGATCTTTAGTATCCTTAATCATAGTTGCTTCATATTTCATTTTTAAATTTAATAATGTAGAAGCATCAGATTTAAAATCTTCAGTATCAAAATTAGCAGAGTCTTTAGATTTTCTAATGTTGTCACCAACCAAAGAAGATATATAATTAAATTTTCTAATTACATCATCGTCAGGTGAAAAGCTAGCACTAAAAATATTATTAAGACTTTGTTGCAGTCCGTTGTTTTTGGCTACGCTTCTTAGCTGGGCGTTTGTGACTTTGTTTTTTTGCGGATTTTTTTTCATCTAATTTAGACGTATGCTCTCTTAACAATTTATTAACTGTTCTGGTATCTAATAATGATGTCATAACAGTGTTCATTTTTCGACCATAGTACATAGAGGTGGCTACACCACCTGCTATTGCACCTAAGGCTATTGCGATAATACTATTCATAAGTTGTAACCTCTATGTTATCAGGAGTGCCAGTTCCAGCATCCAACATGCCAATTCGCTTAGCAACATTATATTGATGTTTAGCATCATTTAAAGTTTCCATAATTTTATTGGCTTCAGAAAAAGTTATTTCAATTTCTTTACCTGCAATACATAATGAACCTATAAGAGGTTGATTTGCAGGTTCAATAGCTACTTTAGCCTTACGACCTTTTGCCAATTTAAAATCAATAGTACCCCAATGCTTACCAAAGCGTTTTGGATCGAATTTAGAACGTGTTTGGTTCTTGTTAGAACCACCTGAGTAATTTGTTTTTCTCATAAGAAAATATTTAGTGTTTATAATTAATACAATATAATAAAACTTTTCGACATAAAAAAATTATTCCGAAGTTTTTGTGAATTCTGATAATAGTTTACTGGTTACCCATATTTCTTGAATGCTTTGAAGCTTGGCACATTTGTGATAATCTTCCTTTCCAGAATAGTGATCTATAAGTTTTGAAATAAACGTATTAACTGGAAAGTCCTCACCAAACGTACCAGGACCATCCTTTACTAAGATGTCATAGGCTTGGGTTGCAGCAGTATCTTTAATAAAAGATGCTATATTTTTAATATCTTTGGGCTCGAACATGTGTTTCATCTTATATAAATATACTATCGATGAACTTAAGTACTGAAGCCCAATCTTTAAACCTATCTTGGCCAAAATGTATGTGAGTACCTTTAAAGTCCTCTACGCCATTCCAGACGTTATCATCTATCAATACATCGCCATCTAGAAGACCTTTATTATGGGTAAGAATAAGTCTTTTTTTAGCTGTAGGGCCCAAGTGATTTGCAACCCAAAGTCTTTTGTCTATCCACGAACTAGG